TTCTGCGGTGGAAAAGCACGCATTGTTGGATATACAGCTTTTTGGATCATATGTCAGGAATGTGTTTCTGGGTCAAAAGTGTTCGATACAAAAGAAGAAGCCATTGCAGCATGGAACAAGCGAGTGTCGGAAAACGCAGAAAGTTAGGAGAGGTGTTTAAGGACGATGGAGATCAGCATTTTTGAGCGCAATGGGAAGACGTGGACAAGGTTTAAGGTTAAAGTTCGGGAGTTACGAATATGCGCTAAATTACTGGAAAGGTATGTGGATATCAATAAACCAGTGCGGCAGAATAACCGATACGTCTATTTTGAAGTTGAAGGTGATTTGCTGAATTAATGAAACTGGCATAGCCGGAACAGGAGGCACCCATGAAGAAACTGTGTATTCAGGTATGTGAAAAAGCCCAGCTGACTGTAGAAGTGACACCAGAGATGGAGATTGATTTTTTTGAGTGCTGGGATATGGCAGAGCACGAGGAGGAGTTTAAGGACTGCTCCGGATGTAGCTGGAATGAACTGGATGTGACCAGCGGAACGCCGCTCTGTCAGATAGTCGGAGAGCGGTGCAGCAGGGAAGGGAGAATCATATGGAACGATTAACGCATAAAAGAAGCAATGGAATTAAAGAAGGCTATTGGAGCCCAAACAAAAAAGAGGAGTTGGTTAAGAGACTGACAGAGTATGAGAATACGGGCCTGAGTCCGGAAGAGGTGAAGGATCTTCGTCGGCAGCAACGTAGATATCACTGGATCCCAGTAGAGGAGAGACTTCCAGAGGAAGATGAACGAGTGATGATAAGTACAAAAAACGAAGTGGTAAAAGAGGGGACATATACAGAAAGATACGGGTATGCGATGCGAAAAGGATTTTTCACAGAGAATTGTTTTGAAGATTTACAGGGTGTGACAGCCTGGCAGCCGCTGCTGGAGCCGTACAAAGGAGGCCAGAATGAAGCCTGATTTATATCACAATGCCAGCGGTGTGCGGGATCCGGTGGCTGCCAAAGCCATCCGGGAGGCAGACCGACAGCCAGATAACGTGGAGAACGCCATCCGGAGAATGAAAACCATAGCAGGATGGCATGACTGCGAGGTAGTCGGCCGGATCGCGTTAAGAGATAAAAAGACGGGGAGGGTATGGCCATGACAGAGAAAAAGAAGGAGCTGCCATCGAGTAGCCTGGAGCAATTTATGGACTTCGTGGAGCAGTGCCAGGAAGCTTACCGGTTATCCTATTCTTCTGTGGGGGATGAGGATAAGAGCCTTCAGGATTATCTCCATGCGCTCGAATTTACGGACAATAAATACGATATGCACAATGAGGCCCTGAAGTTGTGGCAGAGCCGGAAAGCCAGGCGCCGGCATAAGGACACCATGCTGCTAAACAAAGAGATTGCCGAGTATTTCGCAGATGGCGCTGGCAAGAAGTTTTTGAATGAGCTTCGGCAGCTTCTGGGTAGACAGAGAAAGCAGGAACAATATGTAGAGGGGCAGAGGGCATACCACAGGCGGATGCCGGATAAAGATTAAGAGACAGGGAGAGAGGTGACGCCATTGGACAAGCAGATATTAGGGCAGTACATAGATGCCTGTGAGCTGGTCAAAGACACCGAAGAGGAAATAAAGAAGCTGAGGAAGCGCCGCAGGCAGATACAGCAGGACAGCGTGAAAGGTTCCTCTCATGAGTTCCCGTATACACTTCAGACCTACCACCTGGAGGGGCTGGGATATGCGGCAGTCAAAGACCCGGATGAGCTGGAACGGAGGGAGAAGCTGCTGGAGGAACGGATCCGCAGGGCGGAGCAGATTAAAGAGCAGGTGGAAGTTTGGCTTCTGACCATATCTCCCAGGATGCAGCGGATTATTCGATATAAGTTTTTTGAGGAAATGACATGGGGGCAGGTAGCCATCCGGATGGGGCGGAAAGCAACTGCGGACAGTGTGAGAATGGAATTTACAAATTTTATGAAAGAATCCTAAAGTTATTTCGTTTTTTTCGCAATTTTCGTTTTGAAAATGCTATAGTGTACCATGAAGCCAAAGGCATTCGGCTGGCGGCTTGAACCCCCTTTTATTCGCATAGATGCCGGGGAAACCCGGCGATACAGCAGGATGGAGCAGTCTGGAAGCTCGCTGGGCCCATAACCCGGAGGTCGAGGGTTCGAATCCTTCTCCTGCAAGCCATAATAATTTTTCTCCTATTTTTTCCACCCGGCCATGTGCCGGGTGGTTTTTTTGTATGCATTTTTATCGCGACATCGCAACGGAGGTAAACATGATAACAGCAGTATTTACAGATAACAGCGATTATACCCGCGCTACTGGCCTCTGGCAGTGGGACTACGGGCAGAAATTGCGAATAGAAGGATTAACACTGCCCACAGCGGTGGAAATCCATTTTGCATTAACAGAACAGTCTGGGGACGCGATTACCAGAGTAGGCACCACTAAGGACGGCGTGACAGAGGTAGCCATTCCGGATAGCCTGCTGGAGAATCAGGCAGTAAGTGCAAGCTATGCGATTTACGCATGGATTTATCTGGCGGATAAGACATCTGGCGAGACCGTTAAGCGGATTTCCGTGTGGGTAAAATGCAGACCGAAACCAGAAGGATTTGACGCGCCAGGAGATGCAGAATTGTTCCGGGATGCCATTGCACAGGTCAACGCATCCGCAGACCGGGCAGAGGCAGCAAGGGAAGGAGCCGAAGCTGCTAAAAAGGCAGCGGAAGCAACGGCCGGTAAAATTGAGGGCGAGATTGCCGGAGCCGGACAGATTGCCGAGCAGGTTAAGCAGGATGCGGCAGCAGTTGCGAAAGACAAGCAGGCAGTCTCCCAGATGGTTACAGAGACTACTCAGAATGCCCAGAAGGCAGCCGAAAGTGTGCAGGCAGCAGAGAATTCCAGTACCGCTGCAAAAGAAGCACAGAAAGCCGCAGAGACGGCAGAGGCAGGCGCAACCGCAGTCGCGGAAGAAGTGGAGCGAGACCGGACTGAGGTAAGCAACACGCATAGATTAGTGGAGCAGATGCGGGATACAGTAAGTTTGGATAGACGGGCGGTAGCAGCAGACCGGCAGGCAGTGGAGAATACCGCTTCGCAGTTCGAACAGACTGCCCAGAATGCACTTACAGCCGTTGGACAGGCTCAGGAGGCGGCTGTAGGGGCAGTTTCCGCAGAGGGTCAGAGACAGACCACAGCGGTACAGCAGGCAGGCACACAGGCAGTCAGTGACGTTGAAACAGCTAAGACAGAGGCGGTTCAGGCAGTTACCACAGAGGGCGATACACAGACCAATAGGGTGCAGGATGCGGCTGCTGGAATTGTGGCTGACCGGGAGCAGATTGCGGCGAATAAACAGGCGATTGCGGGCAAGATTGACAAGCAGCAGGGAGCAGAAAACGCAGGGAAAGCCCTTGTGGTTGGCGCGGACGGTAACGTGGAACTGGGAGATGCCCAGACAAAAACGGATCCAACCCTCACCCAGTCTGGGCAGGCTGCGGATGCACAGGTCACAGGGCGAGAGATTGCCACCCTGCATCAGAACAAAGCGGATGCCATTATTGAGACCGCACAGGGTGAGACCATGACCCTGACGGACAGCTCCGATAAGTTGTTCGAGGGTCTGAGGGTGTTCGGGAAGAGTACGCAGGACGGGACACCGACACCAGAGGCACCAGTGCCGATAGTGAGTGCTGGTGAGAGTGGGAACATTACGGTGGAGGTGAGAGGGAAGAACCTGCTACAATTACAAGATGGCCGTGGCGGAAACAGAGGGGTGGAAGTTACTTGCAGAAATGGAGAAATATCGCTGGTTGGGACAGCAACAGAAACGGGTTGGGCCATTTTGAAAATAAATCCGCCGGTTGTTTTGAATGGTGACTATGCCTTATCAACAAGCAACGATGTAGGATGTTACTTAATTAATAATGATTATAAAATAGTTATTGCTACACCAAAACCACAAAATATAGTTAATGGTGAGGTTGTAAAAATTGCTTTTGGTGTAACAGAGGGAAAAATATATAATATGAATGGCATTAAGGTTATGTTAAATAGAGGTTTAACAGCATCACCCTACGAGCCACCACGCATTCCTCAATCCCTCACCCTTCAAACTCCTAACGGTCTCCCTGGAATCCCAGTATCTAAAGACGGCAACTACACAGATTCGGACGGTCAACAGTGGGTGTGTGATGAGATTGACTTGGGGCGCGGGAAGTATGTGCAGAGGGTAAAAGACTTCATTATCAATCAGAACACTAATATATCAACCTCAATGGGTGCTTATGGCGCACCAGAAAAAGATAGCATTTTGGCTCGTTATTCAGATAAGACCATTAAAAAAGGAGGTGCTATTTTATGCCGAGAGTTGATATGTGCTGAAAACTGGAGTGTCGATAGTGAATCAGTATTTGCAACAGAAAACAGTATTGATTTTAGACTTTCAAGAAAGAGACTTGGATTGGAAACAGAGACAACGACTGATGAGAATAAAACAGCGGTTCTTAAATTTTTGGAAACAACTCCGCTTCATTGCCTTGTGGAATTAAATACTCCCATCGAAACAGACCTCACCGCCGAAGAAATTGCCGCCTATAAGGCCCTGCGGACATACAGCCCGACTACTGTGATTACAAATGATGCAGGAGCCGGGATGGAAGTGGCGTATGTGGCTGATACCAAGGCGTACATCGACAAGAAATTTAAGGAATTAAATCAAGCTATCGTGAACACTCAAATTGCATTGTTATAGGAGGTACATAATGTACGATATTGTAAAAAATGTTATTATATCAGGTGATTTTAGATTATCCGAGATTATACATCAGGGATAAATATTTAAAAGAACATGGAATAAAATAAAAAATATCGGAAGTATCGGAAATATCGTAGTAGAATAAAATGGAAGCCGAGGGCGATTCGGCCAGAGGCTTTTGTACCTCCAATAAGAGCCTAACCTAAATAGCCGTCTGGGAAACCGGGCGGTAAGGATTCTTAGCTCAGTTGGTAGAGCAGATGCCTGTTAAGCATCGAGTCTCAGGTTCGATTCCTGGAGAATCCGTTAGCAGGGTAGAGCAGCGGCAGCTCGCCGGGCCCATAACCCAGAGGTCGAGGGTCCGAATCCTTCTCCTGCAAGCCACATGTTTATCTCCTATTTTTTCACCCGGTCATAGTACTGGGTGTTTTTGTTGTCCACAATATGTTGATAACGATGTGAATTATTCACTAAATATAGGACTTTTATGGTAGGCGAAATCCGTTCCCGCATTTTATATAATGGTAAGGGAAAGGAGGTGGGATAATGCGAAAATATATAACTTTGTATTTTACATTCAAAGAACGCTTGGATAGAGCTGAGAAGCTGGAAGCTTTATTTAAAAAGCATAGGAAATTTGAAAAAGAGAATCAAAGATTAAAAGAAGCCAATGACAGGCGAATACAGGGCTATGGGAGACTTATTAAAAAGTTAAAGCGTAGAGCGGAGGAAGAATGGCAAAAGAGTTTGCAAAGGCGTTCTACAAGGGTCGTGCCTGGAGCAAATGTCGCGAAGGCTACATTTCACAGAGGCGAGCAGTAGATGGAGGACTGTGTGAGATATGCCATGAGAGGTTAGGATATTATGTCCACCACAAGATATTGTTGACGCCGGATAACATTGACGATCCAATGATAGCTCTCAATCACGATCTTCTGGAATATGTATGCAAGCCATGCCACGACCGGGAAGAGGGACATTTCCTGGATCGTGGGCCGAAAGAAGAGAAGCGGTATCAGTTTGACGCAAACGGCTGTCCGATTCCGAAAATCAAAGGATAAAAGTGACAATCCCCCCCCTATTTTGAAGAATAGGAGGGGATTTTTTTCACCGTGCCCCCTAGGTCAAATTTTACGGATGAGATGTTGAGTACCCCCTCCCTTTTGAGGGGTTCTGGAAGGAGATGAGATGATTTGGAAAAAAGCAAGCGGATCAAAAAAGAGGAACGGAGACTTAATCAGATTTTTGTCAGCGTACCGGATAATAAAAAGAAAACCGTGGAAGGCCTCATTAAAAGGGCTGCTTTTATGCGCGCTTCGCTGGAAGACTTTGAGGCAGACTTAGACCAAGATGGTTTTGTGGAGATGTTTCGCCAGGGCGACCGGCAGGAACCCTATGAGCGGAAACGTCCAGTTGCTGATCTCTATAACACTATGAATACATCCTACCAGAAAATCATTAAACAGCTCACAGATCTCCTTCCGGAAGAAAATCGGGAATCAGATGAGCTCCTGGAGTTCCTGGGCGGTGGTAAAGGTTGACGGAATTAGAAAAATATTTTGGCGGGATTCTGGATGGAAAAATAGTAGCCTGCGAAAAAATGAAACGGATCTCAGATATCCTGATGGAGCAGTTTATAAATCCAGGGGAATTTCATTTTGATGAGAATATCGCAAATCGCCATATTGAATTTATAGAGCGGTTTTGCAAGCAGCCCACTGGAAAGCTCGGCGTACCGCTCAGACTGCAGCTTTTTCAGAAAGCCAGATTCCAGGCGATTTTTGGGTTTGTCGATGACAATAGCCTGAGACAATACAATGAAACGCTGATTATTGAGGGCAGAAAAAATGGAAAAACCACAGAGACGGCTGCCGTAGAGCTGGACATGCTGATTAATGATGGAGAAGGTGCTCCGCAGATTTATAATGTGGCCACCATGTTAGACCAGGCGAAGCTTGGTTTCAATGCGGCGGATAAAATGAGGCGGCAGTCTCCGCTCTTAAAAAAGCATATCCGGAAGAGAGCTGCGGATCTTTACTGCGACCTCAACATGGGATTTGTTAAGGCTCTTGCCAGCAATGCAAACAGCCTTGATGGACTGGACACTCACTGCGGTGTCATTGATGAGCTGGCCGCCATTAAAAACAGAGATATCTACGACCTGGTAAAGCAGTCGATGGGAGCACGTGCACAGCCACTCCTTTTTTGTATCACAACCAACGGATTTGTGCGAGAAGGAATTTTTGATGCCCAGTATAAATATGCTGCTGATATTTTGACCGGAAAAGCAAACAATGTCCGGTTCTTGCCGTTTATTTACGAGCTGGACAGCATGGAAGAATGGGATAAGGAAGAATGCTGGATCAAGGCGAATCCAGGGCTTGGGACCATAAAATCCATGGACTACCTTCGTCAGATGGTGCAGAAAGGCAAGGACGACGACACATTTAAGCCGACGGTTATGGTCAAGGACTTTAACATGAAACAGACTTCGGCAGCTGCCTGGCTCCGGTATGAGGATTTTGAAAATACGGAAGAGGTGGGAACCGGATTCCGGTACGGAGTCGGTGGAATGGATGCTGCGGATTCCGTGGATTTGAATGCTGCGAAATGTCTCTGCATGAGAAGAGATGATCCGAAGATTTACGTTCGGCAGATGTACTGGATTCCACAGGCGGTGCTTGATAAAGAGGAGCTTTCCGGCGACAGAAAAGGCCGAGACAGTGTGCCCTATCAGCTGTGGAAAGACCAGGGCCTTTTGCGGACTGTGGAAGGAAATAAGGTGGATAAGAGAGTGATGCTTGACTGGTTCTGCGAATTAAGGGACCAGGAAGATATCTATATTCTGTACATCGGATACGATCCGTGGCATATGGATGATTCTCTTCTCAGGGAATTTCAGATGGAGTTTGGTGAAAAATCCATGATTCCGGTACGCCAGGGAGTGATTACCCTCAGCCAGCCCATGAAGGATCTGAAAGCCGACCTGCAGGCGAAGAAAGTCATATATGGAGACCATCCGATTGATAAGTGGTGCTTTTTTAATACCAATGTAAAAACAGATGTGAATGGTAATATCCAGCCGATTAAGGGACTGGATTCCAGAGACCGAATTGACGGAACCCTGGCGCTGATTGACGGCTACAAAGTTTTGCAGGACAAAATGGACGAGCTTCAGAGCCTTATCTAAGAAGGGAGGTGAATGAGTGAAAATAGTTGAAAGAGTGAGAGCATTTTTGAATGTCGGCTCCAGAACGGCATTTTCTATGATTACCGACACAGGAAATGTGTATGCCGCCTGGAATGGGAATATCTATGACAGTGACATCGTCAGAGCCTGTATCCGGCCATACGCAAAGGCAATCGGAAAGCTCACAGCCAAGCATGTGAGACGATTCGGCGGAAAAGTAGATGTCAATCCGGAACCCTATATCCGTTTTCTGCTGGAGGAGCCTAACCCGTACATGGGAGGACATGTACTTTTGGAAAAGCTGGCAACACAGCTTGCACTTAACAACAACGCATTTCTTCTCATTGTACGAGATGAAAACGGACTGCCTCAGCAGCTGTATCCGATTCCTGCCGTATTGGCAGAAAGCGTTTATATAGGCGAGCGGTTGTATCTGAAATTTACATTCCGAAACGGGAAAATAAGCACATTCCCGTATGAGGAAATCATCCACATCCGGAATGATTTCAATGAGAATGACATTTTTGGAACTTCTCCGGCGCCGGCCCTGTCCCAGCTGATGGAGATTGTCAACACCACAGACCAGGGTATCGTTAAGGCTATCCGAAACAGCGGAGTGATTCGCTGGCTGCTGAAATATTCCACCCCGATGCGGGCGGAGGATTTAAAGAAAAATGTGCAGGAGTTTGTGGACAACTACTTGAGCGTTTCCAGCAGTACGTTTGGTGCCGCCGGCGTGGATGCGAAGGCAGACGCAACCCGGATTGAACCGAAAGATTATGTCCCCAATGCCCTGCAGATGTCTTCCACAGAGAAAAGAATTTATTCGTTTTTTAATACGAATGAAAAGATTGTATCATCTGCCTACGCAGAGGATGAATGGAATAGTTACTTTGAGATTGTCATTGAGCCGGTTGCCATTCAGATGGCGGAGGAATTTACTAGGAAGCTGTTCACACGAAAAGAGCGCGGGTTTGGGAACCGGATTTATTTTGACGCAGCTAATCTGCAGTGCGCCAGCCTGAGCACTAAGCTTGCCCTGCAGGCGATGGTGGATCGAGGTGCTCTGACTCCGAATGAGTGGAGAGATACATTTAACCTGTCGCCGGTTAAGGACGGAGATAAGCCGCTTCGGAGACTCGACACTCAGACGGTGGACGGCGTAAAAGCGCTTCTTGATAGCATGACACTGGAGAATATTGCAGAAACCAAGGAAAAAATTCTGGAGAAATTGAAAGGAGGTGGAACGAGTGAGAGTGATTGATATCAAGGGCGAGATTATTAACAGCAATAATCAGTGGATTTATGACTGGCTGGGAATGGAAGCAACCAGTCCTAAAAAGATTTCCGATGCGCTGCGGGATGCTGGCGGAGAGGATGTGGAGATTCACATCAATTCTCCTGGCGGTGATGTATTTGCCGGATCTGAAATTTATACGCTCCTCCGGGGCTATTCGGGAAAAGTGAAAATCAAAATTTTGGGAATTGCAGCCAGCGCCGCGTCTGTCATTGCCCAGGCGGGAGAGTCGGAGATCAGCCCAACTGGCATGTTTATGATTCATAACGTCAAAACATGGTCTTCCGGAGATTACAGGGATATGGAATATACGGCCGAAGCACTAAGGGCGGCCAATGAGTCAATCATTAATGCCTACGTGGCCAAAACTGGCATGACACAGGAAGAACTTCAGGGCCTGATGGATCGGGAGACCTATATGGCTGCCGCTCAGGCGGTAGAATATGGTTTCATTGACAAGGTTATGTTTACGGAACAGGCACCGGAGCTTCGGAATGGGTTTGGGCTCCTTCCGGAGGAAACACTTAAAAAAATTAAAAATCTCATTAAGAATCCGACTCCGCCAGAGCCGGATATTTTAATGCAGAAAAATAAAGCAGCCATGAAATTAAAACTTTTAAATCTGAGAGGAGAAAAGTAAATGAACAGAACGGAGTATTTAGAAAAAAGACAGGCCCT